AGCCTTTGCCAATATATCCAACCTGTGTTCTTGCAACATTTGCAGTTACACCTGTTGTTCCACCGTTGAATGTTGGTGCAGCGCACACACCTTTCTTATTTCTTGTAAATGTTACGGTTGCACCGCTTCCACCTGTTGTCCAACCATTGAATGTTGCATTTCTGACCTTGGTTGCAATCGCTGTTGCAGTGTTATCAGATGCAAGGACTGCCACATTGAAGCTTTGACCATTCAATGTGATTGTGATATTTCCATCTGATGAAGCACCTGCTGTGAATTCAATTCTGTCAATTTCTTCTGCATCATTCTTTTCCAGTTTCAGCGGAACAACTTTATAATAGAATTTGGGTTGCTTAACCATGACCTGAACTGGTGTGCCTACTGCATAAGTGACACCTTCGATTGTAATAGCCTGTGTCAAAGCACCTGTTTCCGTATATCCTATGTCACCGTATTTGGCAACTTCAACACCGTCATCAGTCAAATTGCAGCGGTATCTGCCACCGAAAGCAAGGATACTGTCAAAGTCTGCACCAGGTGTTTTTCCAACTGCACCTGCAAGCCTTGTGAATGTTCTATTCGCAAAATCGACTTCAACACCATAGATGTCATCTTCCGTATAGCCAACAAACCCTGCCAGGTCAGCAATCTTTGCATTGATTGCAATGACATCTGCCTGTGTAGCAACAGCAGCAGGGTTGACTGTGACTGTCACATTGGAAGCATTTCCAACAGTGATTACAAAGTCAAACAGGATGCCACTGGATGTGATACTGTTATAAGGGGGCATATATCCTGCTTGTGTTGCCCTTGCCACTGCATAAAGGATTTCACCTTCATCAGGGTCAATTGCATAAAGACCAATGGTGTTGACTGTGTAACCAGTTGCCAGGTCTTTATTGTTCAAAGCACCCTTGATGTTCACAGAAGTATCATTGATTCTGCTGATGCTTGAAATGCTTGTTGACTGCTTGATATTGGTCAAGGAAGTCAATGATGCAAGCTGTTCCTGTGTATAGACAGTGCTTGATGTTTTGATTGCTGAAAAGTTAGCTATTCCGCTTCCTGCAATCAGCTTTGCCATCAAAGCCTGTCCTTTACCTGTGATTACAAATGGACTGAATTCTGCCATCTTCTTTTTCCACCTTTCTTTAGATACTTGTTGTAATACTTATTATTTCAGTGCTTGTGATAGCATTGCCAACCACTGCTTCACTGACTTCATCAACCTTTTCATTGATGTCATTGGTGATGAA